GAGGTCCGAGCGGCGGGCTTCGGGCTCGGTCCGACGGGCGCGACGCCTGCACTCACCGCCCCGGCCGAGGCGCTGCCGGCGGCCATGGTCACGATCGGAGGCTGAACGGATGGCGAGCAAGAGCCAGGACCCCACCCAGGCGAAGGTCGACGAGGCGATCAACGCGCTCAACGAGCGAACGGCCGCGGCGAACGACAAGCGGGGCGACACCCGCGAGCGCGACCGCAAGGCGGCCGAGGCGCACCAGGAGACCGTCGACGGCGCGGTCGCGAAGCTCAACAGCAAGATCGCCAAGGCGAACGCGAAGCGGGTCGACACCCGCGAGGCCGACCGCCAGGCGGCGCTCGCCCACCAGAGGCGCGTCGACGAGGCGATCGCCGACCTGCACGGCCGGCGGCCGGACATCCTGCAATGACCGAGATTCGCCGGGAGTGGACAGGCAAGGTCCTGCTCCGGGCCGCCGGCGATCCCGACGAGCGGATCCTCGAGGGCATCGTCGTGCCGTACGACCAGGTCGCGACGGTCCGCGACTCGCCGCAGGGCCGGCCGTACCGGGAGACGATCGCCCGGGGTGCGATGGACGGCCTCGACTGGAGCTCGGTCCTGCTCGAGTACATCCCCGACAGCGGGAGCAAGGACCACAACACCCACGCCGGCGCGCGCCTGATCGGCCGCGGAATCGGCGGCGACGTCAACCGCGCCGACGGGGCGTTCGGCCAGTTCCGGGTGAGCAGGACGCCGCTCGGCGACGAGGCCTACGAGCTCGCCCGCGACGGGATCCTGACCGACCTCTCGATCAACGCGACCCCGGTCGCTGAACGACGGCGCTCCGGTGGCGTCGTCGAACGAACCAAGATCGACGTGCGGCGTGTCGCCGTCGTCGCACAGGGCGCCTATTCGGGCGCCCAGATCACGGCCGTGAGGGCCGCACAGGAGGGCGACATGCCAGAGGACTCGACGACCGCCCCGGCGGCCACGGAAGACCAGGAAGAGGACGAGGACGAGACGCCGGCGCCGAAGGGCCGGCCCAACCGGACCCGGGTCACGGTCGACGTCGACCGGGCCGCGGCCGAGCGCTCGGCGGTCGCGAACCTGTCCCGCCAGGGCAGCGACCGGCCGCGGATCCAGGTCACCCGCCCCGAGCAGATCTATCGCAACGACGCGACCTGGTCGGGCGTCGACGACCGCGGCCAGCGGTACAGCCTGCTCAGCGACGGCTGGAAGGCGCGCAACGGCGATTCGGCGGCTGCCGAGCGGTTCTACCGCCACCAGGCGATGCTCGACGAGTTCGAGCGCAAGGCCGCCGACGCGGCCGAGGTCGTGTGGGGGTCGGACCAGTTCGCCCGCGCCGGCGACGTGATCAGCTCGGAGCTGGGCGGGGCGATCCCCAACCAGTACATCCCGGGCCTGTTCACGCCGCAGCTCGCCAAGGGCCGGCCGATGGGCGGCTTCTACGACACGTTCCCGATCGCCGACGCGACGCCGAAGATCTTCCCGAAGACCTCGACGTCGACGTCGACCGCCGTGCAGGGCGCGGAGGGCGCGAACCCCGCAGCGAGCGACTTCGCGACGACGGCCGTGTCGACGACGCCGGCGCTGTACGGCGCCCGGACCGACGTCAGCCGCCAAGTGCTCGACGGGGCCAATCCCGCGGCCGAGGCGATGCTGATGCAGGACCTGCTCGAGGGCTATGCCCAGGCGACCGAGCTCGTCATCGCGACGGCCGTCGAGGCCGGCTCGGGCGCGTCGGGCACGGCGATCACCGCGGCCACCCCGTACGTCGGGACGCTGGGCAACGTCGTGAAGTACGCGACGACCCGGTTTGCGGCGGCCCAGGGCCAGTTCGTCCCGGCTGCTCTGTTCGGTGTCCTGGTCACGCAGCTGTCGGCCGGCGACGGTCGGCCGCTGCTCCCGGTCATCGGCCCGACGAACGCGGACGGCACGCTCAACAGCGACAACCTGGGCTACGTCCTGGCGAACGCTCAGGGCGCCATGTCGTACCAGTCGACGGTCAACGTCGTCGTGACGGCTCGCCGGACCGACTTCGTGATCTTCGAATCGCCGGTCGCCCGGTTCAGCTACGACCAGGTCGTCGGCCCTGCCGCCGTCCGTGTCGGGGTCTGGGCCTACCTCGGCATCGGCGTTCGCCTCGGCAGCCTCAAGGTCACCGCCGCCTGAGCGGTCGCGGGGCGGGTCGCCGGTACCGGCCCGCCCCGCCCCGCCGGTCGGAGCGACATGGCCGATCAGCTCGTCACGCTGGCGCAGATCAAGGCGCGGCTCGGGATCACCGACGCGACCGATGATGTGCTGCTCGGCGAGCTGAACGACCAGGCGACCGACTTCATCCAGGACCTGACCAGGCGCAAGCTCGTGCCCGAGGTCGGCGCGACGTACATCGTCGACACGGCGGCCGGATCCGTGATCGACGTCACCCGCGGGATCCGCGCGGTGACCACCCTCGAGGTCGCGGCCGCCGACCAGCCCGACACGGGCGGCACGTACAGCGCGATCGCTGCGGCCGACATCCTGCTGCGGCCGAGCTCGATCGACCGCCGGCCGGGCTGGCCAGCGACGCGGATCCTGATCAAGGGCACGATCGGCCGCCTGGCGGACGCGCTCAACGGCGCGCGGATCGTGGGCGACTTCGGCTTCGCGGCCGTCCCGCCGCTCATCCAGGCGATCGCCCTCGACGCCATCGCCACGGCGTACACCGCGAAGCAGGCCGGCGACAGCGACGCGATCGGCGAGGAGGGCAGCCCGGTCGCGGTGTGGGCGCGCATGTTCGCCGAGGGCACCGACCAGCGCGCCACGCTCGACCGCTACCGCCCGGTGACGTTCTCGTGACCGCCGAGCCGGTCGACACCATCGCCGCGGCCATCGCCGAGCGCTACACGGCGGCCAACATGGCGGCGCCGGGCGGCCTGCCGCCGGTGCGTGGATCGACGGCCGACCTGCCCAACGCGATGGGCGCGCTGCCGCGCGTCCTGGTGTTCGTCGATTCGGGCACCCTGCAGGCTGGCAACGGGACGCGTCTCGGCAACCACCGCTTCCTGGTCCGCTTCTACCTCGCCCGCCGGCGCGACCTGCCGCGCGAATCGGCGCGGATCCGGACCTGGCTGCCGACCCTGCTCGGCCAGCACCAGGCGGGCGTCCAGCTCGGCGGCCTGGTCGCCCACGTGTACCTCGAGCGCTACCAGGCGGGCGTCCTGCCGTACGCCGGGATCGACTACGCCGGCGTCGAGCTGGCCGTCGTCGCGGTGACGTCGATCCCCTGGCCGGTGACCGCATGAGCCGCCCGACAATGAGCGTCGACGCGTCCGACCTGGGCCCCGCGCTGCGCGCGCTCGAGCGCGTCGACGACGAGCTCGCGCCGATCGCCGAGGACGTGGTCACCGCCATGGCTGACGCCGTCCAGGCGAGCGTCCGATCAGCCGCCCGACCGCACCGCCGGACGGGCAAGCTCGAGGCGAACATCCGGAAGGTCGACGCGCGCCGCGCCGGGCTGCACACGTCGGTTACCGTGCGCGCGACCGGCACCGTGGCGCCGATCATCATCGGCGGCCAGCGCGCCCACGACATCCGCCCGCGGCGCGCTCGAGCGCTGAAGCTCGGGCCGGGCATGACTGAAGCGTTCGCCGCCGGCGTCCATCACCCCGGCGTGCGCGCCGACCCGTTCTTTTCTCGCGGCGCGGCCGCCGCGAACCTCGACCCGATCCTCGACCGCGGCGCCGATCGTGCCGCACACGACGTCGCCGCCGCGATGGAGGGCTAGAGCATGCCGGGCACCCAGGTCTTCAGCTACGTCAACTACAAGGCCGAGGCCGTGCACGGCACGCCGGTCGCCCCGACGCGCCAGCTGTACGTCGACTGCACGGGCGTCCTGACGCCGAGATTCGGCCTCAACTTCCACAACGGTGAGAACACCGGGCGCCGCTACCGGACGCGCCGCGCCACGCAGACGACCGAGGACTGGGATCTGTCGATCAAGACGTCGGAGGGCGTCAGCTTCGACGACCTGATCCTGCTCCTCGCGGCGCTGAAGGGCGGCCTGTCGGGTGTCGGCGCCGGCGGCGACAAGACGTGGACGGGCACGCCGTCGGCGACGGCCGCGAACGACCCGACGTCGTGGACGATGGACATCGGCGACGACATCCAGAATTGGCGTGCGCAGTGGGTCCAGCCGCGATCGCTGAAGCTGTCGGCCGAGCTCGGCGAGCTCACGCAGCTCGAGATGGAGTGCTACGCGCAGCGCGCGATCAAGGTCGCGAAGGCGACGCCTGGGGTCAACGTGGGCGTCAAGATCCCGGGCGACCTGTGGACGTTCAAATTCGCGAGCGCGATCGCCGGTCTCGCCGGCGCCAGCGTCGTGCCCAACTTCGTGAAGGAATGGGAGCTCGAGCTCGGCACGGGCCTGATCCCGGACCACACGATGGACGGCAACCTGTGGTTCGGCCAGGCCGTCGAGACCGACATCTCGGGCACGCTCACGATGACCGTCGAATCGACCGCGCTGGCTGTGTCGGAGTTCTACGACAAGGCGGCCGCCCAGACGATGGCGGCGGTCCGCATGCGCGCCCAGGGCCCGGTGCTGGGCGGGTCGTTCTACTCGGCCCAGATCGACCTCCCGATCCTGTACGACGAGCCGTCGATCCTCGATTCGGAGACCGACGGGATCAACCTGTACAAGATCAGCGGGCACCTGGCCGACGACGGCACCAATGGCATCATCCCGGTCGTCGTGAACAGCCTCGCGGCGCTGCCATGACCGCCCGCAGGGCGGCCCGCCAGGCCGCGCGGCGCCCGGAGCCGCGCACCGTGACGGTCCGGCTCAACAGCGAGTACACCGGCTGGGAGGTCACCGCGCGGGCCGACTTCCCCGCTCGAGTACTCGCCGACCTGCAGAGCGATTCGATCGAGCGGATCTTCGGGGCGCTCGATCGGATCGTGGTCGACCACAACTTCCCCGACGCCGACGGCAATGTCGCGACGTCGTTCGCCGACGTCGACCCGTACGACGGCGTGCTGCGGGCGTCGGAAGGGATCTTCGATGCGATCGGCGCCCTCCCAAAACGCTGAAGCAGGCGCTGCGGCGACACGCCGTCGGCAAGACGACGCGCCTTCCCCTGCGGGCGCTTACACACTTCATCGCGGTCCGCTACTCGACGACGCCGGCGGCCGTGCGCGAGTGGCCGGCGGACGACTACATGACCGCCGTGCACCTGCTGGAGTTCACCGGTGAGCGCTGACGCCGAGCTCGCCCTGGTCTTCAAGGCGCGCAACCTGGCCGGCCGCGAGGTCGACCGGCTGCACGGTCAGCTGGGGCGGCTACGCGGCGGCGCCGGCAAGCTCGGGACTGCGTTCAAGACGCTGGCCAAGGTCGGCATCGGCGGTGTCGTCGTCGGGATCGCGGCCGCGGTCGGCTTCCTCGGCCTGGCCACGAAGGCCGCGGCCGACGAGCAGAAGGGCATCGCCCGGCTGACCGCCACGCTCAAAGCCAACGTGAAGGGCTTCGACGGCAACAGCGCCGCGATCGAGCGCGTGATCAGCAAGCGCGAAGAGCTCGGATTCAGCGACGACGCGCAGCGGGCGAGCCTGGCGATCCTGGTCACGAAGTACAAGGACGTCGCGAAGGCGCAGGACATCCAGGCCGTGGCCATGGACGTGGCGCGCCTGAAGGGGATCGACCTCGAG